GGACGCGCAAAATATCTTTGCGGGTTATAGATACAAAAACTGTGTTTATAAATAATTATCGGGCAGAAATTCCAAATACTGTTTATGAAATAAACAACCATGGGTATAACGGCGATTTATCTATAAATTTACTGGGAACACAAATCAATACAATGGAACCTTTGTGGTCCCTGTCCAGCGAAGAACAATTAAGTGCAACAATATTATCCGTCACGGTGGATGGTTGGTATTCGATTTAACCAAGGGAGATTAAATATGGGACAATTAGTATCAGATGTAACCAAAGTTCTGGATTACAAAGAATCTAAAAAAGAAGCAGAAAATCAACGTCAAAAAATATTATCACAAATGGCTGAAGATGAAGCCACCAAAACAAACCTTATAAAGAAAGCATTGGCAACGCAACGTGCCAAATACGGTGCATCGGGCAATGCAGGAAAAAGTATGTCTGAAAACGCTGTGTTAAAACGTTTGCGTGATGAAACGGCAGAACCGTATGAAACAAAACGGAAAGAAAATATAGATAAAATGAATAAAATAAAAACCAAAAAACCAAACATTATTAAAACATGGTTGTCTGGTATCGATAAAATTGCAGGATAAACAGGGGAGGGCAAAAATGTATAAAATCTCTTATGTTGGGGATGGTGAAAATACAGAATTTTCCTTTTCTTTCCCTTTCTTTCAAGAAGCAGATATCAAAGTTAGTGTTGATAATACTGTATTAGATACTGCGCAATACGATGTTAATCCAAATGAAGATTTTTCTGGTGGAATTGTTGTGTTTCCAACAGCCCCAGAAACAGGTAAAAACATAGATATATTTCGCCAGGTGGATTTATCGCGAGTAATTGATTATCAGCCAACGGCAAAAATAGATCCAGAAGATTTAAACGCGGATTTTAATTTCCTTTTGGCTGCATTGCAAGATATTCGCGCCATAGACATTGATTTGGCCCAGTGGGCAGATGTTCACGACACATTATTAACCAAAGTTGATTATGTTATATCGACCATAGAAGATAAATTTTCGGGTGGGGGAGTATTGGGATTGTACTATAATTTGGTATCTGTGTTGGACGAATTGATAAACGATTACGGTTCGGTTGATGAAGATGCGGACGACGACAACAATGACGACTACGGCAGCATTTGATTTCTTAGACGCTTGGAACAAAGTATTAGGATTTCAAACTCCACACCACCACAAACAGATAATGACTTTCTTGGTAGATGTGTTTAATAATGAACCACATCGTGGTTTGTTAAATGCGTTCCGGCATTCAGGGAAATCTACAGTGGTTGGTGTGTTTGCTGCGTGTGTTTTGTATCATAACCCAGGTACAAGAATTTTAATATTGTCTGCAGAATCTGGTTTATCTTCGCGTATGGTTGCGCATATAAAAAATATAATTGAAAATCATCCCTGGTGTGAAGGCATTGTGCCTGATGTAAAAAAAGAGTGGGGAACACATAAAATCACAATCAATCGTCCAATTGGAATTCGCGAACCGTCTGTTATCTGTCAGGGTATTTCCGGAAACATAACAGGATTAAGGTCTGATTTGATAATTTGTGATGATGTGGAAGTTCCTAATACTTGCAATACCGCACAAAAAAGAATAAATTTGCGTGAAAGATTGCGCGAACTAGACTTTATCTTGTCGCCGAATGGGACAATGATTTTTATTGGAACCCCACACACTCAAGATACTATATATAAAATCGAATGAATTACGAAAGTGATGACATAAATGTACGAAGTTTAGCGAGCATTTCTTTGCCTTGGTCACCAAACATAGGCAAATATGTTTCGTATTCTGGCATATCAGCTTGGATTTGGGCACGATTTCGTTCAGTCAATGTTTCAGATAGCAATTCTTTGGCACTGTCCCAGACGCGATAGGCTTTATCTGTTTGGGCGACAGTATTCCATTTGGCCAGCAGGGCATGATCAAATGCGATTGCTGATTTTACATCGCCAATCCATTCGTTGCCAAATTTTTGTACAAAAGGTAATTGCTTGATTGCATTTAAATTTTCAGGCGTTGGTTCAAATGTGTTTAACAACTGTTTTAATTGTTCGATTTCTTCGTCAGACAAAGATGTATCTGCGACAACACCGGTCATCAAACCACCGTACGGCAATAAATCTTTGTCTATGGTATCCATAGGTGTTTTGCCACTGCGCAGGTTTTCAATATGTGCAACAAGTTTTTTTCCTGTTGGCAGATTTTCTAATTCAGTAATAACCTGGGGATCGTTAGATTCGGCAATAAAAACCTTGTTAACCGCAACCCACCCGCCGTCAATAACGTGTGCCTGACGATAAAGGTTTAATAAACGTTGTGCGATTGTATGTGCTTGTTGTTGCATGTTGCCCCCCTACGATTCAATATGCGTTTTTATTGCATTACTATCATAACAACTTTGTGTAATGTTTTACCAGAAACTTTTTCATCTGGATTTGATATGTGTCCAAAGATTTTTCCGTGTGCATCTTGACGAACAACAACTATTTGCGCATTTACGACATCTTCAGATGAAAGTTTATCGAAATCTGAATTTATGCAGACCGCCAAATCACCGACATTTGGTGTAGCATTAGCATCTACAAAAACATACGAAGATTCCGGGATAAAACCGCCCAATCTTTTGGAATTAGGTATAACGGCATAAATTCCCTTGTGCCCTTCTAATGTTGTAGGCGCGATAATCATTGTTTCATCAGATTTTTTCAATTTGATGGCTTTGCCCGCAGGTTTCCCAAAAACAGGAACTAACTTTTTACGAGCATTATCATACAACTGAGCACCGTAAAGACCGCCATGAATATCCAGACCAGACATCGGATTGACTGGTTCCAAAACAGATTTTACACGTTCTTTAACTTTGTTAATTTGTTTGGTCAATTCGCCCGCCTTGTAAAGTTTTGCGATTTCATCAAACAATTCTGATGCTGTGTATCCAAAAGCGTGAGCCAACACATCGATTTCATTTTCATAAACTTCACGTTGTCCGACTTCAATTTTATGATATACAGACAATGTCATTTTCGCATCTTTTGCAGCCTTGGCAATTGTCTTTTCGCTACGCTGACGAATTTTGCGAAGTCCAGAACCAAAAATTTTTAATCCGCTGTCTTCGTTGTCGGTTAAACGACGTTTGATTTCGTTTTGCCAATTTTGAGCGACAGAATCAGATTCGTGAATAAATATGTCCGACAGTTTGCATCCTAATATTGTGCATACATTTAACAACTGTTTTTGATTAAGACGACGAACGCCTTTTTCAATCTTTGATACAGCCGACAAAGACAAATTTGCACGACGCGCCAATTCCGTCATTTTCATGCCTTTACTGGCGCGAATGTTGCGGATATTATTAGGAAAAATGATTTCTTCTTGTGCCATTTTTTGACTCCTGAATACATATGTTGACAAAATTCTAGTCAATTTTTAAAAGTTTGGCAAGTAAAAATTAAATCATATCGTCAGGAAAATCACTGATGTCGGCAACAGTTGGTGTGTTTGTATCACTTGGGGCAGGTGTGTATGGATTTTCAAATGCCGTATCAGATGTTGGCTGTTGTGTGAATTGATTAAGGTTATCGAACAAGCAATATTCGCCAAAGAAACTTAGATGAACGGTTTCCGGTTTACCATGACGGTTTTTCGCGATTATAACATCACCTTTGTTGCGGGCGGCATCCAAACGTTTTTGCCAATTTTGCATAGATGCTTCGGACGCATTCCCAGACAGTTTTTTATCGGGCGAACGTCCTTCAAGATAATATTCTTCGCGGTATGTAAACATAACAATATCAGCATCTTGTTCAATAGAACCAGATTCACGTAAATCTGACAAGATAGGTCTTTTATCATCGCGTTGTTCAACACTACGCGACAGCTGAGACAGGGCGATAACTGGAACATCTAATTCCTTTGCCAAAATCTTCAATCCACGTGTGATTTCTGATAATTCTTGAACACGATTATCGTTGTGTTTACCACCAGGTGAAGTCATCAACTGTACATAGTCGATAACAATCAATGCCAAACCATTATATTGGCGCGCAATACGACGAGCGCGTGTTTTAATTGCCGCCACAGACATATTTGCAGTGTCATCAATAACAATTGGAATTTTTGACAAGGCTTCTGTATATTGGGACATTTTTGTAATGTCTTCATCTGTAAAGTTTGCATCACGTATGCGCGAAGCTGGTATCTTAGATTGTGAAGACAACACACGTGCGGCCAGTTGAGAATAAGACATTTCAAGGCTGAAGAAAGCAACTGCGCCATGGTATTGTGCATTTGCGCGTCCGTTTAATATTGCGTTCGCAGCATTGAAAGCAATATTCATTGCCAATGTCGTTTTACCCATAGCAGGACGCCCCGCGATAATGATTAAATCAGAATTGTGCAATCCGGCAATAGATTTATCTAAATCGTCCAATCCTGTGGTAAGCCCAGACAATTTGCCATCGGCTTTATATGCGATTTCGGCTTCTTGCAGGGCGCTTTTTAATGCATCTGCCAAAGACACAATACTGCGTTCGCTTTGCCCCGTAGATGCCAAATTAAACAGTTTTTGTTCTGCTGATTCTATCTGGACATTTACTGTTTTGTCTAAATCTTCGGTATAGGCATCATCAATAATACTCTGTCCCAGTTGAATCAAATCGCGACGACGAGCATTATCAAAAACAATACGACCATAATGTTCAACATTTACAACAGTAGAGCCAGCAGATGCCAATTTAGATAAATATTCAACACCACCGACTGTTTCTAATGTGCCTTGCTGTTCAAGGTATGATTTTGCAGTGATTATGTCAAAAGGAATTCCAACAGCGAATTGTCGCATAGCCAATCTGTAAATTTCTTGATGCGCAGGATGCGAAAAATGCTCTGGCAAAAGAAAGTCTGATACAGATTCTAACGCGCGGTTATTCATCAATACCGCGGCTAAAACGGCCTGTTCGGCTTCTAGATTAGTAGGTAAAGTTTTCGGAGTGAAGTCCATGTTCATTAGATTAAACGAAAATTTTCAGAATTCAATACCTTTTTTAAAAGGTTATAAACAATTAAAAATACCAATAATGGATAGTGCCGGAAATCCAGCCTGGCCTGAGATGTTTCCAATAGAAAAAATACATGAATTGGCGGACATTGTCGGTCCACGGCATTTTTCTGCTCAAATGATGTTGGAATATGTTGCACAAGAGCGTGTTCAACTGGATCCGGGGGCGGTTCATTTTTATACGGAAGATTTTGATGTTTTGTCTTCTCGAATCGGGGAAAATAGTATCACTGGTTTTGCGTTTTATTGGGATCCATCAACTGGGCGTCGTAATCGTGATGGCAGTGTATGTGCGCTGATTTATCGCGATGATAAAAACAGAAATGTTTTTGTTCACGATATTATGTATATGGTTGTTGAAGACGAAGATATTCATCCTTTGGCAAATCAGTGTGCGGATGTCTTGGATTTTATGCAAAAGCACCATTTAGCCAGAATAGGTATCGAAACAAATGGAATAGGCAATGCGTTGCCTGAAATCTTGCGTGATATTGCAAATAAAAAACAAAGAAGTATAAGCATCACACAAATTTCAAATCATGTTAACAAAGAAACAAGAATTTTAAATGCTTTGGAACCGTTGTTGTCCACAGGCCACCTTTATATGCACGAAGGGATAAAACAGACAATGTTGTTGTCTGAAATGTTGGCTTTCACACCAGTTGGTTCCAAAGAGCACGATGACGGTTTAGATGCGCTGGCTGGGGCAATATCTATGACAGCAATTCCAACCAGAACATTTA